GGAAATCCCTTGGGGGTCGGTGTCGACCCCCTGGGGGATTATTGTAATCGTGTTGGCCAATCTTGTAGCAATTGAGCCTGCCTCCGTTCCGAGGTGCTTAGCGTTTTGAAGCTGTCAACGTTGGTTGTGACTGCATACCATCTGTCAAGGCGTCTCTGAATCATCTCATCAGTCCAGTTGCGTATTCGTAGGCGTTCCTCCACCATTGGCCTAGGTGGTATTACTAAGTGGATGATAGCTACCCAGTGGCGCTCCTGGTGTGGGGGTATAAACGTGTCTGGGTGGTACTGAGTGGCCACTCCGTGGACGCCGCGCTCAAGTACAGTGGTCCATAGTTCGCCAGCAGCATTCGTGGCCGCAGTGTGTCCTTGCATTTTCTTAGCGAACTGGAACAACCGGAACAAGCCTGAGTGGCGCACTATGTCATCCATGTCGGCTATTGCTGGGTGTGACTCCACGTAATATGTCTTCCCGCCACCATTCGGGGCGAGCAGAATGTGGACCAAACGCTGCCCCTGTGTACTCATCGGTGGCGGAGGCAATATGTGGCTCTCACGCCACCCAGCATGAGCTAACCTGTCTGGAGCCACAGTGCTGACTGATCCGCAGTTTATTTTGAGCCAACTCTGTATGGCGCTGTCCAGGTGGGTATACCGTGGGCGCAGCGGGTGAGCCGTCAGTGGCATCTCGTATTTCCCAACTTCAGCGGGGGGCAGTTGCGATAGTAGATTTAGGAACCCACCCCCCAACTCTATTAACGTCACATCAGCACCGAACCGTGACGCCACCTCCTCCACCGTAGCGGGACGGCGTTCTCCGCCGCCAAACCGTATCATTGCTCGTACGTCATCGTCATCCGCCCGAGTTGGCGGCGCAGCCTCCCAATCAATTTCTGGCCAGTCCTTTGTAACTCTGGGTTGCCACGTCTTTATCGCATACTCTTGATGGGCGCGCGCTCTCTGCTTCACGTATATCTTGCCGTGGGAGTCCTTTCGGCAGTGGTCCTCGTAAACCTCCCAGACCTTTGGATCCAACATTGGGAACTTTTGTTTGTGTTTCGTCACCCAGGCCTGCGTCGCATGTGTGGCATACCCGCGTGGTGGTGCCGGCTTGGCTGCTATGTTTGGTATGTCCAGTCGCTTCTCAGCGTTACCGCCGGTATCTGCCCATAGCGGGTGGTAGCCTGTCTTTCCTCCATGGCGCATCATCCACCACTCGAGCTGATGCCATAATTTGAGATCCGTCTCCGCGTCAGGGGCTCTCGTGTCCCCCAACCCCTTGTTATCTTTAGGCACACGCATAGTGGCGTTCAGTATGGCAGTGGCAAGCCTTCGCGCGTACTTGACAGGCATTCCGCGAGTATGCATTTCCCAGCACTTGTCATTGATGGAAGCTATCGCGTTGTCGTACCATATGTGTACGTCCGTGTACCAGTTTCCTGCTGCAACCTGCGCCAACATGGCGAAGAGTGGGCGCATGGGTAGCATACTTGGTGCGGCCTGTCTCTGTAAATACTCGTGGTCACTCCCTGCCTCCTGCTTGGGCGGCTTTAGGTGGAATTGGTTGAGCCTGCTCCCTAGGTAATAGTGCAATGCCCCTATCCAATCTTCGAAGAGCGAGTCTTCGTCGTCACCAGTGTCTGTGCTGAAGAGGGGTGTCGCCAGCGGATCGTGTGCGGCCATCATCTTTGAATCTATCTCACTGTACACTTGGTGCATCTCAGTGTTCGATTTAGCCGTGTTCCTATGCCCTGAAAAGAGCCCACTAATCACTCGCGTCGACGTGTGCTTGCAATGTATGCGCATCGGGTCCTCCACATTGGGGGTTTCGACTACAACTGGCCATTCGCTGTTTTGCCCTGCTGTTGGCATTTTGGCCAGTTTGGTGACATCCCACGGGGGAGGGGTGTATGTGGGGTTGCATTCTGCGTGTGCTCCTTCTTGGGCGCATTTCCAATCCATGCCTTTGGGCCAGTAGACGAATTGTCTCATTGTGGCCTCTGCCACCCAGTCACTAGCCATACTCCTGAATCCCGCGATGACCGGGTCTATGGGAGATTCGTTCCATGCATTGGCGATTGCTCGTTCATGCATGGCCATCATCCAGTGTTCGTGGTCAGAGTTGAAGTTGGGGTAGTCTAGTGAGAGCCACCATGAGCCTTGGGGTCTTGCTAGGTCGGCGTTGACCCATTCCACCACATCCTGTGCCGTCTGTCTAAACCGCATGTATTTGATGTTGGCACTCTTCTCGACATTCAGTGAAGCATACGATGTCACGATGTGGTTGCAATCATTAGTAGCAAACAACGCTCTTTGTTTCTCACCTGGCTCGTGTTTGGTGGAGACCCGTGCCGGTGTCGTTGGATATGAGGCTAGCGCATTGTAGATCCATACATTGTTCCTTGTCTCACACACCTCCTTCTTTCCCCCTCTGGCAGCTTTCGACAATTGTGGGTCCTCTGCAATCAGTTGGTCCAGGGCGTGGCGGTCACTGGTAGCTCCGCTTGGCATCCAGCCCCATCGGCTATCCCACCACTCTTGAATGTGTGGCGAATGTGCTGGGTCAGCGAGCGCTTTCACCATTTCTTTGGCATTAGCTTCTATGACACGCGCCCCTAGGTTGATCCACCAGCTTCGACTCAAGTGCCCATCAGGCGTAACCGCTACGTGTATGGGCGGTCTTTCGAACCTCTCGACGAGTTCGAGTGGAAAGTCTGCTTCCTCTTGTTTCCGCCCAGCACAGTTGAGTATCTTCCTAACCATGTATACCTCTTGCGGCTCCACAGTGCGGTCTGAGACTAATGCTGGGCAGCGGCGCAGGGCAGTGAAGTAGCCTTTGTAGTGCTTGATCCACTTCTGTATGGGAGTTTTCAGCAGACCTTGTTCCTCTATAGCCATGAGCAACCTCACGCTCAGGCAGTTAAGCCCCAGCCACATCGCTGCTACATTGTACTCGATGCCTCCTGCGTTCGCTGTCAAAAAGTCGATCTCCCAGCCGGCCAGTGGTCTGTCTAAGGTTTGGTGGACAGTAGTCAAAGTTAGTTGTATTATGGCCCCAGTCCCGGTTGGTCCCGGTGCGTAGTGCTGTTTAGCCCACGCCGGTGTGATGGAAGGTGGTATGGGTTTGAATGTTGCTGGCGCATCGGGAGCGACGATTGGTGGAGGTGCGCGCACGGCAAGTCCCAGTAGTGTGTAGTCACTGCCAGATGCCACGGCGTTGTGGAATAGGACCCTGACCGCGGCATGCACCTCCGGAGGGAAATGTGCCATCATGTTTCTGTAGGCCCCTCCACCCCCCCGAAATTCACTTCCACCAGGTCCGAGAACAATGAGGCTGCGTAGCTTGTTGCAGTAGTCGTCGGTATATCCTGGCCAGCTGCGTCGTTTAAGGTACCCGATGGCGGCAGCGGTGGTGACGCAGTGGTGTGTCCCCCACTCATGCCAAAATCCGACATATCTACGGCTGACTCGTCATCTGGCCGGACCGTATCTTCCCAGTTCTCAGGGGTCTCCGCCCTGGTGTCGACCACAAGGGCAGCTGCAATAGGCTCGAGGATGTTCGTTGGCGCGGGGATGGGGTCAGAGGGTTGCGGGCTGGAGGTTGTACGCTCGGTCGCGACAGTGCTCTGCTTTGGTGGTGAGCTCGGACTTGGAGGAGCGTTGTCTGGTTCTGGAATCGGTGGTTGATGTTGTGGTGGCGGTGGCGCTGCCGGCGGCTGTTGCGGTTCCGGTGGTGGTGGAGCTGGGGGCTGTGTTGGCGGAGGAGGAGGAGGTGGTGGAGCCGCGTCTGGGGAATAGGCTTCTTGCGTCAGTACGTTTTTGTCCCCTCTGACCCAGTCCTCGAAGCGCCACGGATGTACCCATCGCGCCTCTTCTTTCTTTAGTGGCAAGTACCCTGCAGCTAGTGCCAGCGGAGTTGGAATCCACGCGCCCTGGCTGGGTCTACGGCGCCCGTTCCATACGACTGTGCCTTCCTCTGGGTGTGTGGCATATAGTTGGACAATTAGCTGTGCGAGGGCGGGTATGGGCTTCGGAGTGGACCACAGGATTCCCCCAGCAGCTTCGTCGATTCCCGGTGCCCCGTTCCTGACAGAGTCGGGTGCGCGTTCGTTGTTCCAGATCCTGTCACGTATAGTATCGCTCTGTTGTGGGTCCCAGAATGGGGGGACACTTCCGACACGCCCAGCAGGCGTGAATTGAGCCAGTAGTGCCTTTTCTATGGTGTCCAATATTGCCGTCCTAGCCATTTCGTGTAATTTCCTATCGTTGGGGTGCAGGTCGTCCAATACTCGCATGTGCACTAGATCTTCAGCCGCGGCCAACTGTTGTGCTGAGTAAGTCAGTTGCTTGATGTATTCACCACGTAACGGCTCTGGTACATATGTTCTGGTCTGTTCCTCCGTCAGCGGGCCAGTGTCTCTCAGCAACCTCAGCTGCCCTCGACCACCCCTGGTGCTGGGCCACTTTTTGTCTGGGCACCCGGGACCTGATATTTGCAGGTACTGTTGACTTCCGGCTCCTGTGGGCTCTGTGGTATATTTGAAGGAGTTTACTAGTGATAGAGCAGCACTGGCTGAGGCAGCGTACCCTAACGGCACCATTACTAGCGGGTGGTTGGGATCATACGTCGGTAATGGCAAGTAAAGTTGTCTCTGGTACGGGAAATAGGCAGGCACGGCTGAGAAAATTGCTGGAAATGTGCACGTGTCCTTCGAAATTTCGCTTTCAGCTGGGGTCCCCGCTGCGTGCCACGTCCGCAGTAGTTGGCAAGCAAGGACCCATTCGCGTATTCTGGGTAAGTCCAGCTCCAGTGGCATGTGGCTTGCCAAATCCATAAGCGATTTGAGGGTCGGACCCCATTGCTTCAACTCAGGCGAGCGTGCTAAAGCAGCCATGACATTGCCTTTGACGGTGTCCTCCTTTAGCATGTATTCCTCAGCAGCGGTTATGTATTGACCATGTTTGCGTAAGATCGGCAGCGACGACTTGTCTCCCAGTAATACTTTAGCAATTTCAGTGAGCGCCACCTCGTGTAGGGTCGCCGGATCACCTGCGTCCTCTATCATTTGCGCCAACTCTGAGTCATGGGTCACCGTCGCAACAGGTGGAATGATGTTCTCATTCCTTGCGTTGGTTACCTGCACTGGTGGCCTGGCTAGGGGTGTAGTTGGGGGAGCGGATTGGTGTGTAGAGGCGCTGGCACTGCCCTTTTTCTCACTATCTCCTGTGACGGAGATCGATGGATCCACCAGAATAGTCTTCTGTATGGTGGACTCTGTTTGCTTACCTCGTCCGAGCTTGTAATCGAGGAGTTCCTCGAAATGGCGCTCTATAGCCGCGGAGGCTTGCTCTGGTGGTGGTTGTCCCCTATCTGGTCTTTGCGGCTGCGCTGGCGGCTTAGTGGTGGCTGCGGTGACCGGCTTGACCACTGGCTCGAAGATGTCCTCGGCATCGGCAGGTAGATCGGCGGTGCCAAAGATTGCGTGGCCCAGTTCCCGTGGCAGTTTCAGGCCTTGCAAGTTGGCAGCGGTCTTGCGCGCCGTTGCCAGCAGGGTGTGCGCGCGTTTTTGGCGGTACTGCGCTAGCAAGTCACTTACTTGCCGTGATATCTGCTCCTTGGGTATGGCCCCCGAAGCCACGTTGCCTTTCCCTTTTATCTTCTCCTCCCCCTCTAGTGCCATTGACACTCTGGTGGCCAGCTCGCGCACCAGGTCAGCAAATGGCAGGCCAGTCCGCAGTACGCCGTCGTTAAGCAGTGACGGATCCGACTCTAGCCGCTGTTTCACATACTGGTTTACTTGCAGCTTGTGCTGCTGATCAATTTTCCATCTAGCAGCTTGATCAGCAGGCACGTGCTCGTACGTGACACGCCCGGACTTATCTCTTCGCTCCCTCGGGAGCGGGTGCGCAGCAACTTCAGCTAACAATTCCGATGGTATCAATTCCTCAACTGACAGTGCCGGGTCTGAGGCTAACGCAGCGGCTCGGAGCTCAGCTTCTCCTGCAGCCAAAATCATCTGTCCTGCGTAACTCGGAGCTGGGGAGAACCTGGCAGCCCGTTCCAACCCAACCGCCACGGCCTTTGCAACTCCAGCTCTTTTTCCAGGAACTACAGCTGTGAGTTCAGATAGCCAATTCGCGCCTTGGATATGGTCGATTGCCTGGCGTACTTGACCAGCTTTGCCGTCTTTGTCTAGTCCAGCGTCTAGTGCGAGTTGCAGATTACCAAGCGCAGCATACAAGTCCCCTTTGCCCTGCCCGGCCTTCTGCAAGACGTCGCGGACTGTGGCCATGCGTAATCGTTCGTGATAGTACTCGGTGTTGGGCAAAGGAGCATCCACGGCCGGCATTTGGAAATCAGGGGGGGTGTGTATGGATGCTGCAGAAGTAGCTGATGGCGCCCCAACGGCAGAGGGGCCCCCACCTCCCGGGATCACAGGGTCCGGTGCTTCCGGTGCTGGACCAGTCGGCCCCGCTGGAGGTAGTCCCGACGGGTTGGGCGCAACATGCCCCGGAAACGGGCCAGCTTTAGTAAATTCAGGTGCAACTGGCCAAGCATCCAACGGGTCAGCGGTGGCGGATACCACGTCGTATTCGGTGGGGTCAACGTGGCCCACCCATTTCCAGCTATACTGAGCCGCTCTGTTGAGATGTGAATATGTCTGTATCAGCGCGGCTGTTGTCGGGATCACGACGCATAGCTCATACACAGTTTGCGCCAGCTGCACAGTGTCGTGCCATTGCCAATCATTGGAAACACCTCTGTAGTTGACTGACGCCGCCATCGGGGTCATGGAGATTGATTGCCTAGCAGCACTGTATCCCCTGATGAATATTTGAGCTGCTCCAGGCAGTAGGAGCGCATTGATCCCCTCCCCCACAGTGCGGGCCCTAGGAAGCCTAGCCACTTTCAGCGGGTAGTTGGTGGGCACGTTGTCTATGTCAATGGTCAGCGGTCTGAGCAAAGCCATGATGGCAGCACAATCAGGCATCTTCTTGACAAGTCCCATGGCTTCTTCCCATTGCACGCTCTCGGGGCGTGTGTCTTCCCACCATGTGAGTATGTCTCGCCAACTCGTCTTAGTCAACCGTTGCGATAGTAGCCATCTCGACATTTCACCCCCGACGCCCATCTTTTGCAATGTAGCTCCGGTGGAATTGATGATAGGTGGGGCTATGTGCTCAGCGCCGAATGCGAGTCGCAACTTATCACGCAACCCGTCTGTGTGGTCATTGTACATAGCCACGGATATCCCATGCGCCAACACCGTCGTTCTGAGGGCGAGCTGGCATAGCAGTGATGTTCGCGCCCCTTTGAGGAACAGTTTCTTCCCATCAGGCTTATCAACAACTACACTCCGCTCCTCCCATTGCGTGGCCTCGGTACTGATTGGCGCGATTAGATTTCCTGCCATCACAGCAGGAGGCAGCGCGATGTTAACATCTGCTGCTCCGTATATCCCAATAGTGTGCCTCACACCACTGTTGTCTATCAGCGGTTGGAGAGACAGGGTAGCTATGTCTTCGACCATGGGAAGCAGCCATTTAAGGCAATTGTTCTGTGCGCACCACGTGTGGGCTGCATCCCAAATGTCAGCTGCAGCAAGTGTTGGAGAAGAGAAAGTGGTATTCGGGGGTGGTGGTCCTACGAAGATGGTCTTGATGCTGGCTATTGGTGGACGCCATAATACAGCTGATGGCAGAGGGGCAGACGCTTTAGCCATCCCCATCGATTGCACGTCAATTGCAGCAGCACACAGTACCCGCACCATGGTGTCTGGGGCGTTGAAAGCAGAAGTATTCACTATGGGTACGTAATTGTGTGCTAGTGAGTTCGTGTTTAATAAGGCGAAGTATGACGGAGCGTCCTGAATGACTGTTGGCGACATCACTTTCGTCCAATCAACGATGAGTTGGTCCCCGTGGGCCTCGCACCAGGCCGCTGCGACGTAGAGTTGGGCCAACCGCCATACAAACCGTAGATTGTTGACCTGTAGGGACGCTAACTGATTGATAGCTGTACGCAGGGTCATTGGGCCTGTGACTGGGGTAGTCGCTTGGGGGAATAGAGTCGCAATAGCTGCCATGGCGGAAGTCAAATTCTTATCTGCCACAGCGCTGGATGCAGGAGCGGCGGCGGGTGCTATTGTCAGCTTGGACAGGCCGATATTGGCCCAACCCATCCGGTAAGTAATTGAACCCCTGGCTGGTCCCCACCAACGTCCTAGACTGATGATGTTAGCCTTCTGTATTGGATGGAGACCGATTATGCTCTGGCGCAAATCTACTCGCCCCGGATCAGATTGTAAGTAGGCACGGTGTTCGTCAGACCAATCATCGTCTATCTTGATCGTTGTGAAATCGGGTGGGTCGGCACTGCTGCGCGTAACGGCGGGCAGTTCAGTTTTCTCAGGAATTGGGAGCGGACGGATGATTTCGACACTTAGGTGTGGTTGTTTGAAGTAGGGACTGGAAGTCGCATCTTGGGGATAGATTGCAAATGAGGATGTTGCCATGTTTATATACTAGTTCGAGAGCAGCCGTACTGAATGTCTGGTTCACTAGTATATCCGGACCGAAAAGAATGTGTGTTGTGCCTTCGCTTCGGTCGCCCGGGTA